TGAAGCGACCTTCATTTCAATTCTATCCGGCCGATTGGAAGAACAACTCCAAACTCCGCCGCTGCTCAGAAGCTGCGCGCGGTGCATGGGTAGATATTCTTTGCCTCCTTCACGACTCTGACGAGTATGGTGTCTGCCGCTGGCCGTTGGCAGAACTGGCGCGTGCCGCTGGAGTTCCTCTAAAGCTCGCCAAAGAATTGGCAGCAAAAGATGTTCTCAAAGGGGCGGACAAGAGCGCCGCCTCATACATTTACGTACCGCGCCATGCTGGTAAGGATGGCGACCCCGTGACGCTCGTGGAATCCAGTGACGCCCCATGCTGGTATTGCAGTCGGTTCGTGCGGGATGAATGGGTGCGGCAGAGGCGCGGCCAAAGCACTCAATTTACGACCGATAACCAACCACCAAAGCAGACACCAAAGGCGGGCATTGGTGAGCGGCAAGGTGACGGCCCTACATCTTCTTCTACATCTACATCTACATCTACAACAAACACCAACCCCGCTGCGGGCGGTGGCTCCGCAGCGTTGCTTTCCATTGCAATGCGCAAAGGCGGCGTTCAGTCGCAACCCGCTGATCCGCGATTGATCGCCCTTGCCGAACAAGGGGTTACTCCGGAAACCGTCGCAGCGGCGTGCGAGGAGGCCAAGCGATCGAAACCGAACGAAACGATCGGCATCGGCTATGTCGCAAAAATCCTTGAGCGGTGGGCGAAAGATGCGGCCGACCTGAAAGCCAGGGGAGCCGCAGCGCCGCAGAAGCAGGGCGCATGGTGGGCGACCGACGCCACGATTCTTGCCAAAGGCGCAGAACTCGGATTGCGCCCCGGCCTTGGCGAGTCGATGCCGACCTTCAAGGGCCGCATCCAGATCGCACTCGACAACGCCGGCAAGCCTCCCGCCGCCCGTGCATCGCCTCCTGCCACTGTCATGGCTGCCGAGCCAAAACGGATAGAGGTTTTGGTGCCGCCTGAGCTGAAGGCGAAACGAAGCGAAGAACTGAAGGCTGCGATGAGGCCAAAAACAACATGACCATCTTCACCGATCCCCGCGCATTCAACATCCTAATCATTGTGATGTTCCTTGCCGCCTCGATTCGCTGGGCATGTGCAGGAGGTTGGATGCAGGCTGGTTACTGGCTGTCGGCTGCGGTGCTGAATGTGTTTGTAACGGCAATGGCGAAATGAATCTGTCGCCCGACATCGCGTGCCGTCAATGCCAGCTCGCGCTAGGAGGCAACGGGAACGGTTTTGACGAATGGTGTTTTGACTGCTGCATGCGGATGCTGAAGATGCTGCACTCGGACGCAGGAAGAGAAAGCTTTTTGGATCACATTGAGCGCATCACTGACAAAGCGCATGCAAAGCGCGTTCGAGATGCTTGGAAGGATTTTGTAGTGCAACGCAGTTCAACAAAGGAGAAGTGAAATGAAAACAACGAGACGCATAGCCGCGATGATTTTTGGGGTGTTCTTGCTGGTCGCTATGTTCGGTGTCGCCGGCTGCGACAGTGATGCAAGCGTTGCATCTGCCAATCTTTCCAAAGCGGCCGACAACTTCGAGATCACCAGGCGAATCGTTTTTTACAACGGCGTCACCGGGGAATACATGCTCAGTATTGAGGGTCGGTGCTCACTCGGAAGTGCCACAGAAACTAAGGCTGTTGCAGTCACCTGCAAGACCGGGCCAAGCGAGTACAAGAAGCATTTCCTCGGACTTTCGGACAACGTGACTTATTTTGCGGAGCAAATCGCGTCTGCGTCTGTGAGTCAGTACCAGTACCGCGTTGTGTTCAAGCCGCTTTCGATTGTTCCCGATGTCGAGCTGCGCAAGTGAGTGGGGTGCTCTTGCTCCTGTAAGCGCTTGGAAAAACTATGTTGAGGGAGGAAGGAAATGAAAGCAGCAAAAGCAATTGCAGGGCTTTTGGCGTTGTTCGTAACGCTGCCAATTTGGTTTTTCTTGTTGCATCAAATTCTGGTTTCGGTGAACGCCTCTGAGCTGATGTGGTTTCTGTATTGGATATACGTGCCGGTATCGATGTTGGTCGGCGCAATCGCGAAAATTGCCGGAGGGGATTGAGTGATGAACATCGCAACCACACGCAACCTAACCGATAGCGCCTTGGCTTATCTGGTGGCGCGACCAGGTGAGAAATTCGGCGTGCAGCAAATGGCTGACTTTTTCAGATGCCATGAAACCACGATGCGCATCGCCCTGAATAAATTGGTCTGGAAAAAAGACATCCGGAGCGAGAGGGCGGGTAATGCAGTTTCGTACTGGTTCGAACAAGTAGCGAAACAGGCCAGAGCCGAGCCGCGCCGCTCCCCGATCACGCACAAGGTCTATGCACTGCCTGCGGTACTGGCTGAGCGGGTCAGGGAGATTCAATCGGATCGGGCTGCGTTTCCGAGTCGGCATATTTGAGGGGATGGCATGGTTTGGATACTAATTGTGTTTTTCGGCTATAGGGGCGGCGTGGGTGTCGTTGAGTTTAATACCCGTGAAGCTTGTGAAAACGGAAGGCACGCAATTGAAAAAAACATAGATCCAAAATATGCGAGCGGCTTGGATTTGGGGAGCCTTATTTGTCTTCCGAAGGGCAAAAAAGCATATGGCGACTGACGAAATCAACCTGTTCGCCCTGCACTTCGTCGGCGGCCGGCTGAACCCGGAGCCAAGCAGGGCGAGGGAGGCGAGATATTACGGCGATCCGGCAAGGAATGTTCGGTTTGAAAACGAAAGAAGGGGAACGGTAATGACGGGACACGAACTGCACTTGCACTGCGAAGCATGGCGCCAATGGTGTATTACGCGGCAGTATTTCATCGCGCCGGGAGCAAAGAATATCCTTGCGCGAATGCAGCCGGCCAAAGTCGGACAGCCTCCGGATGCCATCCTGTCTGATGACATGAGCTTCTTCAACATGGCGGTTCATGCGCTGGCGGACATGCAAGGCGAAGATCCGGAATGCTTTGTCAAGTTCTATTGGTTCCGCGAGAAGAACATCAAGAGCATCGCGGCGCGCATGGGCATTCACCGTGACACGTTCTACGCGCGCAAGAATCGATTTGCGGAGAAAGCGTTTTCAATGGCCCAAAGTCTGAAGCGCGCGCATCTTGCTTCAGTTTCTGTGCCGGTCGATGCTGCTGAGATCGACTGAGAGTGTCGGAGTTTATCCCTACAAAATAGTTGTGGATAGCCTCCGACACTTTCCCGTAAAATCGGCCTTAATTTGATAGTCTCAAAAACTGTCACCAAGGCCGCCTAGAGCGGCTTTTTGCATTTTGGAGTCCGCCATGACCCAGCCAAGCAACGAAGAAATCCGCCGTCAGCTTGGCAGCATGCCCGTCGGCGAAAACGATTTATCCGAGTACGAATTCAAGATCACGCACCGAGCGCCGGCAGAGACCAAGCCGAACGAGTCGGACTATGACCCGGATGCTTGGGTGGCGCTGCTGAAGTAATTCAAGAACTCTCCTCCCATGTTTATGGGATTCGCCCGCATCGAAGGATAGCGGGCTTTTTTATTTGCTACTTGGTGCGATCCAAAATGTAATTGAGGATTTCCCCGTCAACTGCCTTGTAGCACTGACGGTAAAGCGTAAGGTGGTAATCACGTGTGCGCTCGACATCCTTTTCATAACTCATGATGCGGTGCATAAGGTCATAGGCCACTCGCGCCTTGGAGTCGCTTTGAACAGAAACTGGGCCGGAAACGGAAACGCTGCTATCTGCCATGGTTTTACCTCTTGTTGATCGTGGGAAGGTCATCGTAGCAGAACTGTTGGTTACAAGATGAAACTTCAAACACTAAAGCCAAGAGTGCAAGCGGCAAGCTTGAACAGGGTCAAGACACTCGACACCAAAGCAGGCACAACGGAGATGGAGCGCGGGCGGGCATGGATGGCAAAGCGTCATCGTGTCGCATTGGCCTACAACTACCGCTGCGCCAAGTGCGGCAAGGCATGGGTATCAAGCCGAGATCACATTGACCACATCATCCCGCGCGAACAGGGTGGCAGTAACGACGAGTCGAACCTGCAGCCGCTGTGTGATGAGCCATGTCATGCGGAGAAGACCGCGGCAGAGGCAAGGGTTAGGGCGAGAGGATATTAGTCGATAGGAGCGGCGCAGTTCTGGTTGATGCGGAAAGGTGCGCATGTCCCTGGTCGCCTCTCCTGAGGCCTGTATGGCCGGCTGGTGGCATCGACGGGCAGGGGGGGGGCGTCAATCTCTGGGGCCTTTTGGACGGGAAACCGACTGGTATCTCACGCACAGATTATTCCCCACTATTTCAACAGGATTCAGCAAATGGCAGGCGTCAAAGGAAAGAGCGGAGGTCCGCGAAAGAACGCAGGCGGCGCTCGTCCAGGCGCTGGCCGGAAGCCGAAAGAGAAAGCACCGCCACCACTAATCGAGGGCAATGACACATTGAGGCTGCTGCAGGACATCGCATTCGGCCGCATCCCTGATGCCACGAACATTCAGGTTCGGGCTGCCATCGCTGCGGTGCAGTACACGCACACGAAGAAGGGCGACGGCGGCAAGAAGGAAGAGAAAGACGCGGCGGCAAAGAAGGTTGCTGGCCGATTCACTACCGCTGCGCCGCCGAAGTTGGTAGCTGCTGGCGGTAAAAAGGTTTGACGATGAATGAAGTCGCCGAAGCAATTGACACGCTGGAAAACCTGATCGCTGCGCTCGGCATGCCAATTCCCGATCGAATTCATGTGGATGCGATGCGTGGTCAGTTGCCGCAGGTGGTGGATCAAATCCGCAGAGGGTATTTGTCCGCTGGCGGCGAGGACGTTTGGGGTAGCTGATGGAATGGAGCACGGCCTGCATCGATTGGGAAAGCAGGCTGATTGAGGGCAGATCCATCATTCCGGCCCCGATCTTCCCCGATCAAGCAGAGCAGGCGCTGGCGATCTTCAAGGAATTGCGGGTGGTGGACCTGCCGGGCAAGCCGACATTCGGCGAATGCTCTGAGCAGTTTGTGTTCGACTATGTCTCAGCGATCTTCGGTGCCTACGACGCGGATACGGGCAAGCAGCTGATCCGCGAGTATGGGCTGCTCATCAGCAAGAAGAACACGAAATCGACCATCGCAGCCGGGATTATGCTAACGGCGGTCATTCTGTGCTGGCGAGAGGATGAGGAACATCTGATCCTTGCGCCGACCAAGGAAGTTGCGGACAACTCGTTTAAGCCGGCCGCTGGAATGATTCGGGCGGACGATGAACTGTCCGCGCTGTTCCATGTGCAGGATCACATTCGAACCATCACGCACAGGGTAACGAAGGCCAGCCTTAAGGTGGTGGCCGCGGACACGGATACCGTATCGGGCAAGAAGTCAGGCCGAATCTTGGTCGATGAGCTTTGGCTGTTTGGCAAGCAGTCGAAGGCCGAGGCCATGTTCATGGAGGCGACCGGCGGGCAGGTATCGCGGGAAGAGGGGTGGGTGATCTACCTCACTACCCAGTCTGACGAGCCGCCGGCAGGGGTATTCAAAGAAAAACTGAAGTACTGGCGCGATGTGCGAGACGGGAAGATCCATGACCCGAAAACGCTGCCAGTCTTGTACGAGTTTCCGTCGAAGATGGTTCAGGCGAAAGCCTACCTAAAGGCCGAGAACTTCTACATCACGAACCCAAATATCGGACGCTCTGTTAGTGCTGAATGGCTGAAGGACAACCTCCGCAAGAACCAGACGAAGCAGGACGGACCGTTTCAGCAATTCCTTGCGAAGCACCTGAACGTCGAAATCGGCCTGAACCTTCGCTCCGACCGCTGGGCGGGGGCAGATTTTTGGGAAGCAGCAGGCTTCGAAGCAGTCACGTTCGACTACTTGCTCGCCCATAGCGAAGTGATTGTTATCGGCATTGACGGCGGCGGTCTGGATGACTTGCTCGGCCTTGCATTGGTCGGGAGGCATCGCGAAACGGGGCAGTGGCTCACTTGGACGCACGCATGGGCACACAAGATTGTGCTGGAGCGCCGCAAAGAGATCGCGCCGTTGCTGCTCGATTTCAAGAAACAGGGCGACTTGACGATCGTAGAGCGTCCGGGTGATGACGTGCAAGAGGTCGCCGACATCATCTGCAAGGTACGTGATACCGGCCTGCTGCCTGACGAAAAAAGCATAGGCGTGGACGCTGCCGGCATTGGCGACATCGTTGACGAGCTGACGACCGAAGATCGTGGCATCACGATGGAGCAGATTATCGCGATCTCGCAGGGTTATCGGCTCAATGGCGCCATCAAGACGACGGAGCGCAAGGTCGCCGGCGGAGAAATGGTGCATGGCGGGCGCCCGATGATGGCTTGGTGCGTCGGAAATGCCCGCGTCGAGGACAAGGGCAACGCCATTCTCATCACGAAACAAGCGTCCGGCAAGGCAAAAATTGACCCCTTGATGGCGGTATTCAACGCTGTTTCGTTGATGGCGCTGAATCCTGCCGGGCAAGGCAAATCATTTTGGGAATCGACATGAGCATTACAGAAAAACTGCAAACCGCTCGCTCGGTCGCGGCCTCCTGGCTGCCTGATGCATTGATGATTGCTGGCGCAGCTGCAATCTCTTGTGGGGTTGGTATGGTTTCTGTTCCGGCCGGGTGGGTCGTTGCGGGCGCGTTTGCGATTGCTGCTGGCTGGCTGACGGCGCGAGGCGGTAAGTAATGGGGTTTCTCGCGCGCGCAGTAGCTGAGCAGAAGTCGGGCGATCCGCTTGCAATATGGGCGGAGATGCTGCGCGCCAACCGTTCGTCCAAGGCTGGGCAGTCGATCACGCTCGAAACCGCGCTGAAGGTGGCGACGCTATTTGCATGCCTGAAGGTGTTGTCGCAGGGCGTTGCACAGGTGCCGTTCAAACTGTTTCAAGAGAGTGAAATAAACGGGCTGTCGAACATCGCGCCGGCGCGAAAGCATCAGATTTACGACCTGATTACCGCCAAGCCCAACGACTGGACAACCTCTTTTGAGTTCCGTGAGACGTTGACAATTCACGCGGCGATGGGTAATGCGTATGCGTTCATCAATCGAACCATCAACGGCATCTCCGAGCTGATTCTGCTGAATCCGGGGCGCGTGAAAAAGAAGCAGTTGAAAGACTACAGCATCACCTATGACGTTACTGGCGATAGCGGCGCAGTGCAGACATTTCCTGCAGAGGCGATCTGGCACGTAAAAGGGCCGTCATGGGATGGCCTTGTCGGAATGGATCTGATGAATGTAGCGCGTGAAGCGCTGGGTTTAGCGATCGCTACCGAAGAAACGCACGCAAAACTGCACGCAAAGGGCGTGCAAACGACCGGAACATATACGGTCGAGGGAAAGCTAAACGCGCAGCAATACAAAGACCTGAAGGCATGGATTCTGGCGGAAATGGCGGGCGCTGACAATGCCGGCGCGCCAATGATCTTGGACAGTGGGGCGAAATGGATCTCTGGCGCGATGACAGGCGTCGACGCGCAGCACCTTGAGACGCGCAAGTATCAGATCGAGGAAGTATGCCGATTTACAGGCGTGTCGCCGTTCATGGTTTTCTACAGCGACAAGGCACCCACATACGCAAGCGCTGAGCAGTTCCAAATTCAGCACGTAGTGCATACGCTGGCGCCGTGGTACGCGCGCATTGAGCAATCGGCAGACGCCAATTTACTCACAAAAAACGAACGCGCCAAGGGATTCTATTTCAAGTTCATGGCCGCCGGCCTCCTGCGCGGCGCATCGAAAGACCGCGCGGAATATTACGCAAAAGCGCTTGGCTCAGGCGGTGCGCAAGGATGGATGACGCCAGATGAAGTGCGCGCTCTTGAGGAGTTGAATCCGATGGGCGGGTCTGCAGGCATGCTGCCGGCGCCATCCAATAAGCCGGCTCCGACCGCAACACCCTGAAAAGGCATGAAATGACGCACTCAAACCACCTAAAGACTCTCTCAAAAAGCCCTAATGAGCTGATCGTAGGAAACTACATGGTGCTTTTCGGCGGACATGATCTTGTCGGAGAATATTTTACGAAAAGCACTGTTTTCGACAGCAATTACACCGATTTGGGCTTGCTCTACGTCGATTTCGAGCATGGGATGGATCCCGATGGCATCGGAAATGACGACAGTAATGTGTTAGGTGTTGTGGATTGGAAGTCCTCTAAGGTGGATGACAAGGGGATTTTCGTGCATCGCGTGCTGAATCGCCGCGCGAAGTACATCGATTTCCTTTCGGAGTTGATTGATGCGGGCGTGATTGGCAACTCAAGCGAGGCTGTGCGCGGCAAAACTGCGAAAAAGCCGAATGGAGAGATTGTGCATTGGCCGCTTAAGCGCGACACGATGACATTGACTCCAATGGAGCCCCGCATGATCTCTGGCAACGTGCTGGAGGCAGCGAAATCCCTTGCCGCAATGTTCCCGCATAGCAAAGCGCTTGCCGCACTCACTGGCTCTGAAATCGTTGAGCCCGATGCAGCAATAAAGACAGTTGAATCCCTAACAAATTTACGCGATGCAGAGAAATTCCTGAGAGATTCAGGCGTTTCTCGCACCGTTGCCGTGGCATTCATGTCGCGCGTAAAAAGTCTCGGACAGAGTGATTCTGATGGAGACGAAATGCAGCAAATCGCCAAGGCGTTCCAGCGCCGAGGCGCGGTATTCGCCGCATAAGCGAACCATCAATCACCAAGCAAGCCGCCTAGAGCGGCTTTTTTACGTCCAAAGGAAAATCATGGAACTCAAAGATATTGCGCAAACCTTGGAAGAGCAAGGCCGAGCATTCGAAGCATTCAAGTCCGCCAATGATGCGCTGATCAAGGCGAAAGCCGAAGGAAAGGCAGTTGCCGATCTCGAAGCCAAGGTTGCGACGCTGTCCGAAGCGCTCGATACGTTGTCGGATGCCAAGGCCGCGATCGAAGAACTGCAGAAAAAGGCCAATCGGCCGAATGAGCAGGAATCCAAATCGGCCGTCGAACTCGCCGCCGAGACCAAGAGCTTCAACATCGCTCTGCGTGCTGATTATCAAAGCAAGGGACGCGCCTTCCCCGGCGAACTGTCGCCCGAGGCCTACACGCAGTACAAATCGGCCTTCTTCAAGGTATCGGTCGGCGTCAAGGAAGACCATCTGACCGCTGACGAGCGCAAGGCGCTGCAGGCCGGTTCCGATCCGGACGGCGGCTACCTGCTGCCGCATTCGACGCAAGGCCGCATGGTGTCGAAGCTCTACGAGCAGTCGATCATGCGCCAGATTGCATCGGTTCAGACGATTTCTACAGACAAGATCGAAGGCATTGTCGACAACGACGAAGCCGATGCTGGTTGGGTTTCCGAGCTGGGCGCCCGCACTGACAGCGGCACGCCGCAGGTCGGCAAATGGGAAATCCAGGCATTCGAGATGTACGCCATGCCGAAGGCAAGCCAGAAGATTCTAGACGATGCCGCTACCGACGTGGAAGCATGGCTCGCCGGCAAGGTGGCGGATAAGTTTGCCCGCGTCGAGGGCGCCGCATTCTGGATTGGCACCGGCGCTGGTCAGCCGCGCGGACTTGCCGCGTATGCGACCGCAGCTACTGCTGACGATACACGCGCATGGGGCACCTTCGAGCATGTGAAGACCGGCACGAATGGCGACTTCAGCTCGACCACCAAGATGGACCCGCTGCAAGACCTGCAGGGCGCATTCAAGGATCAGTACCTGCAGAACGCCAACTGGGTGATGCGCCGCGAAGTCCGCACCAAGGCGCGCAAGCTGAAAGAGGCAACGACCGACCGCTACTTGTGGGAGCCGTCGATGCAGATCGGCCAGCCGGAGCGCCTGAACGGTTATCCCGTGCGCGTCGATCAATACATGCCTGCGTTGGCGACCGATTCGCTGTCGCTCGCATTCGGCGACTTCAAGGAAGCCTATCAGATCGTCGATCGTATGGGCATCCGCACTCTGCGTGACCCCTACACCGCAAAGCCTTACGTCGTGTTCTACACGACTAAGCGCACCGGTGGTGGCGCGGTCAACTTCGAGGCTGTGAAGTTCCTGAAGTTCTCGGCCTAATCAATACCGGCCGGCCTTGTGCCGGCCAACTCCAGAAAGGATCTCGAAATGAACAACGATTTGTTGAACAATATTGACGTGAAACGAGTCATCAGTCCGGTTTCTGTCGCCGATACGACCGCCCAAGTCGGCCAGATCATCGACGGTCAGGGCTTTGGTAGCCTGACCTACCTGATCGCGACCGGCTCGATCGCCGACGCAGACGCCACCTTTGCGGTGCTACTGGAAGAAAGCGACGCGTCCGACATGACCGGTGCCGCGGCAGTTGCCGATGCCGACCTGATCGGCACCGAGGCATTGGCGGGATTCGTCTTCAGCGACGATGACAAGTGCCGCAAGCTCGGCTACAAGGGCAGCAAGCGTTATACGCGCTTGACTATCACCCCTGCCGCCAATGCGTCCGCAGCGCTGTTTGCCGCTGTTGCTGTTCTTGGCAGCCCGTCGCTTGCACCGACCGCCAATCCGCCGGTCTAAGCAGTAGCAAGCCAATAAAGAGCGTCCTTCGGGGCGCTCTTTTCATTTGGGGAATCCATGTCGCTGAAACTCATCGCCGCGCCGACCACTGAGCCGATCGATATAGATACGGCAAAGGCACATCTGCGGGTGGATACAACGGACGATGATGCGCTGATTACCGCTTTGATCGTCGCCGCGCGTGAAGGCGCCGAGCAGATCACCGGCCGCGCACTGATTTTGCAGACATGGGAACTGGCGCTGGATGGTTTCTGGGATCGAGAAGCGGTGCACGGGCGCCACGCATACCGCATCACCCTGCCGAAGCCGCCGCTGGTATCAATCGCCAGCGTGAAGTACCTGGATGAATCCGGCGTGCTGCAGACGATGGCCGAATCCGACTACCTTCTGGACGATCACAGCGAACCTGCGCGGCTGATGCCTGCGTATGGGACATGCTGGCCGGTCACGCGCTGCCAAGCAAATTCGGTGCTTATCAGATATGAAGCCGGCTATGCCGATGCTGACTCGGTGCCGCAGCAAATCAAGAGTTGGATGCTGTTGCAGATCGGCGCCATGTATGAAAACCGCGAAAACGTCGCAGCGCTGACGAACCTCGTGCAAATGCCGTTCGCTGATCGTCTGTTGGATGCCAGTCGCATCTGGAGTATGTAATGCAAGCCGGAAGACTGCGCAACCGCATCACGATCCAGTCGCTGCAGAGCGGTCAAGATGAAATCGGCCAGCCGGTAACGACTTGGGCCGATGTCGCGACAGTCTGGGCTGACATTCGCTATCTGTCAGGTGTCGAGTCGATCAAGTCGGACGCCGAAGCGTCGATTGTGAAGGTAAGCATCCGAATTCGGCGTCGCACTGACGTCACTGCGGCAATGCGCGTAGTTTTTGGCACGACCAAGTTTCAAATCAAGGCAGTGCTTCCTGATGAGCAGGCGCGTGAACGGCTGGACTTGTCCTGCGAGGTCGTGAATGGCTGATGCATTCCGCATGGGCTTTGATTTCAGCACAACGGATGACGCGCTAGATCGACTTGTCGATGGGATGAAGGCAGAGACGCGCCCTGGGGCGCAAGCCGCTGCGCAAGTGTTCTACGACGAAGCAAAGGTACGCGTCCCGGTTTCACTGAAGGGCCACTTTTTCTACGGATCGTCGTTCAAGAAAACAGGCCAGAAATACTATTTCGAGCCGGAGAGTCTGAAAGGCGCGATTTATCAGGTCTTCAGCAAAGACAACAGCGACGAAAAAAAGAGCACGTATCACATTGCGTGGAACCACCAGAAGGTGCCTTACGGTTTTATGGTCGAGTTCGGCACTAGCAGAGCGCCGGCACATCCATTCCTTCGGCCGTCGTTTGATGCGAGAGCGAATGATGCGATTGAGGCGGGGAAGGCGAGATATGCGCAAGGCTACCAAGAGGTTGTCGCGGGGCTGAGATCATGACTGTTGAAGCCGATCTGTTTCTGGCACTCAAGTCGCTTGTCACCGCAGACGCGAACGGTATTTTCTCGATATTCCCGGATGTCGCCCCGGCCGGAACTGCTGTGCCTTATCTGACATTCCAACAAGTGGGCGGGCAGGTGGTTAGCTTCATGGAGTCCGCTGTAGTAGGCAAGCGCAACGGACGCTTCCAGTTGAATTGCTGGGCCAGCACGCGCGCTGCTGCCGCTGCTTTGTCACGCCAAGTTGAAGATGCGCTCGTGACCAATACAACGCTGCGCGCAATCCCGATCGGCGCACCGATTGCAACGTATGAAGAAGACACGCTCCTGTACGGAACATCGCAGGATTTCAGCATCTGGTTCGAATAACCTGTGAAAATACAAAAACTAAAAATAGGAGAGGCGCATGAATGACTTCGCGTTGTTTTCTTGGTGGCCGAATGAGGCGGCTGGTGGGTTCGACGACTTCGTTATGCGCGGAACTCTCGAAGAATGCAAGCGTGCTTATGAGTTGATTTATCAAGAGCAAGGATCGGATCCTGAGGCACACATTGTCGACCTGCAGACGATGAAAATAATCTTTGAGACGGATTTCAAGTATTTGAGGAGCCCGCTTGTTGGCGGGGAAGATAAGAGATGGTACGAATGGATCTCCCGTAAGTAGTTTCAAGACGATTTTTCAAAGGCTCGCTTCGGCGGGCCTTTTTATTTTCTAACCGCCATTTCCGGCGACCACCAAGCGAGCCGCCTAGAGCGGCCTTCTTTATGCAGCCTCACTCCATGGAGTCTCGTTGACGTGAATAGCACAACCAAAGAACTGCACGAAACACTTATTCGTCTGCTCAAGGGCTGCTTGAGCGCGTGGGAGAAGTGGCTCACAAAACAGTAACAACGCAACACTGCCTCGCGGCGCGCAATGTAAAGCGCGCGCCAAATGCCTCGCAGAAATCAATCGCCGCCTACGGGCGGTTTTTCATTTCTGAAAGGTATTAATCATGTCCGTGAAACTCCCGAACGGCGGCACATTCGCCATTGCATCTGCATACGGCTCGGCAATTACTGTCTCGGCCATCACCAACGCCAACCCCGGCGTGGTCACCGCAACGGCGCACGGCCTTGTTGATGGCGACATCGTTGAGGTGACTTCTGGCTGGGCAAAACTGAACAATCGCATTGTTCGAGTTGCAGCATCCGATACGAACACGTTCCAAATTGAGGGCGTCGACACATCGGACACCACGTCTTACCCGCCTGGCGCAGGAACGGGCAGCGTTCGCAAGGTAACGACCTTTGTACAGATGGCTCAGATCCTCAATACCGCAACCAGCGGCGGCGAACAGCAATTCGCAACCTACCAATTCTTGGAAAGCGATGAGCAATCCGAAATCCCGACCAACAAAAGCCCGCGCCGGCTCACGCTTACCCTGGCTGATGATCCTACTTTGCCGGGCTACGTGGAAGCCGCGAAGGCAAACGAAGATCGTCTTGTGCGCGCAATTCGTTTCTCTCTGGCTGGCGGCAGCTTCATCTATTACAACGGCTTTGTCTCGATAAACGAGACGCCAAGCACCACGCAAAATGAAGTGATGGCGGTGGTCGCAACCATTGCTGTGCAAGGCCGCGCAACTCGTTACGCATCCTGATCATGGCAAAACTCAAGTTGAACCCCGATCCCACCTTCAAAGCGAAGGTGACGATTGCTGCTGCTGGCAGCGATGTCGATCCAGTCGAATTCACCTTCAAGCACCGGACGCGCGACGAGATGGATGCGTTCTTCAAGTCGTCGGAGGATTTGCGCGACGCAAAGCTCATTCTCGAAATGGCGACCGGCTGGGAACTGGTAGATGCGTTCACCGAAGAAAATCTGAACAAGCTTGCGCAGAACTACATCACCGCGCCGCAGGCGATTTTCGAGGCCTATGTCACTGAACTGGTAAAGGCCCGCGAAAAAAACTGATGGAGGCGGGCGCTGCTCTTTACGCCGAAGGCCCAACCGCTGCGGAGGCTGCGGAATGGGGCTTGACGGTTGAAGAAGCGAGCGGCCCGCCTGTCGATGTTTGGCCCGACAACCTGCCTGCAGTGAATATGTTCATCGCAATGGGCACCCAATGGCGCCATGCAGGCATGGATGGCTTTCGTACTGGTCTGGACTACAACGTTCTTTACCGACGTATGGACAGGTTGGGACTTTCGCCAGAACGGTATGACCAGATGGAAGACGACATACGCATTCTTGAGGATGCGGCGTTGGCAAAGATGCGCGAAAAATGACTAAGGGAGCGACATGTCGGATGTAATCGGTACAGCCAAGATCGTCGCGGAGCTTGATAGCTCCGGCGTTGAGGTTGGCGCTGCCAAGGGTAAGCGTGCCCTTGCTGACCTTGGCGTCAGTGCATCCAAGGCTGGAAAGCAGGCATCGGACGGAATCGCGGTTATCGGGAAAGGCGGCGACCAGGCCGCGCAGAAGGTCGATGCTGCCACCCGCAATATGATCGGCTCCATCCAGCGGCAAATCGCCGCGATGGAGGCTGGCTCCAAAAGCGGTTCCGAGTATTACAAGGTACTGGCCGGGCAGCGCGGGGTTGATACGACTGCGCTCAAGCCGTACCTGGACCAGTTGGATGCGGCGGCTAACAAGCAGGGCAAAGCCGGTGTTTCTGCCGCGCAGATGGCAAACAATCTGCGCATGGTCGGCCCGCAGGTCACAGACATCGTAACCAGCCTGCAGGCTGGACAGAAGCCGCTCACTGTATTCATTCAGCAGGGTGGGCAGTTGAAGGATGTGTTCGGCGGCATTGGCCCTGCTGCGAAGGCGTTAGGCGGATATGTGCTTGGATTGGTCAATCCCTATACCCTTGCGGCCGGTGCCGCCGCCGCCTTGGGCTACGCCTTCTATGAGGGGTCTAAGCAGAGCAAGGAGTTCGCTGAAGCGCTTGCAAAAACCGGCGACTATGCCGGGAAGACGGAAGGGCAATTCAATGACCTGGTAAAGCAAATCAGCGCCGGTAGCATGGCGACGGTTGGCACGGCCCGCGAGCTCGCACAAGCACTCATCAGCACCGGGCAAATCAGCGCACAAACGTTCAATAGCGCAGCAGCAGCCGCAGCAAGCTACACACAAATCACTGGAAAAACTGCGGAGGACGTTGCTAAAGATTTCGCGAAAATGGCGAGCGAGCCGGCGAAATTTGCGGTGGAGATCAACCGGTCCATGAACCTTATTACCGCAAAACAGTATGAGGCAATCAAAGCGTTCGAGGAAAATGGACGCGCTGCAGATGCGCAAGGGATCATTTATGACGCGCTGAACCAGCGTGCGGCCCGGTTGGAAAGCGGTCTTGGATCGATCGAGAAGGCGCTTATCAGTGGAAAGAAGGCTTGGTCCGAATATTGGGATAAAGCTTTCAACGTTGGACGCGAAGAGACTTCCGAGGAAAAGCTGGCAAAGCTTGATCGACAGATAGAGAACGCTAAGAAGCTCGTCAGCTCTGGCGGCCGCGCATCTCTCGGAATGACCAAGGAACAGCAGGATGAGTTTCTAAATGCCGGCACTGTTCAGAAGCGTGCCGCACTCGTAAAGCAGATTTTCCGAGAGCAGGAAAACGCTTATGCAGAATCTCTGAACGCCGAAATCAATAAGCAAGGAATTGCCGCAAGCTCGGTGGTTGATGGCTATCTGAAGCGGGCAAAAAGCGTTGACGAATACAAGAAAAAGCTCGACGAGCTGAATCAAAGCTTTCGTTCCAAGGAGATGTCCGGCACGCCTGTAAGCGACGCAGATAAGAAATTGGCGCTCGACCAGCTAAAGAAGGATTTCACAAACAAAAGCGCAATCAATGCGAGCTTGCAGATTGACAAGGCAAAATCCGGTCTTGACGTTGCTACGATCAAAGCCGCGAACGACCAACTGGTTGCCAGCTATACCAATACCGAGAAAATTCTTGAGGCGCAACATGCCGCAGGATTGATCAGTGACCGCGACTACTACGACCAAAAGCGCGATCTAATCAGCAAAGAATCTGTGGCCGAAGCCGACGCGATGCAGCGGGAAATTGATCGCTTAAAGCAGCGTAAATTGAGCGGAGCAGACGCGCTCAATAACGAAAAAGACATCGTAGAGAAAGAGGCGAAACTTGCGATATTGCGCGGGAACACCGCAACGAATATCAGGCTCCTGAATGAACAGCAGGCGGACTCCGTTAAAAGGCTCAGTCTGTCGTATTTGACGGCGCGCCAAGCAGCACAAGACTATTTCGATACGCTCAACCGACAGCAGCAGCGCGCCCTTGCGGGACTTGGGCAAGGTGCACAGAAGCGTAATTTTGACTCTGGCGTTAGCCAGATCGAAGACCGCTATGCCGGTCAGCGCCGCGATTTGGAGAACCAAAAGGCGCAGCTGGAACTGGAAGGTAAGTTCACCGAAGATGCGCGCGCACAGTACGACAAACGCCTGTCAATTATTGATGAGTTCCAGAAAAAGTCCATCGCATCATATGCCGATTATTACTCGGAGCTGATGAAGAAGCAGGGCGACTGGGCGCTCGGCGCATCGGAAGGGCTGAACAACTATCTGGACGACGCGCGCAATGTCTTCAAGCAGACGGAAAACCTTGTCGGCGATGCGTTCGGCGGCATGGAAGACGCGCTGGTGAATTTTGTCCAGACGGGGAAATTGTCGTTCGGCGATCTCACGAAAACCATTATTGCCGATCTGGCGCGCATGGAAATCAAAGCGCTTGCATCGAAGATATTTGGTGGCGGAGGCAGTAGCGGCGGGAGCGGGAGTTACCTTAGTTCGATCGGAGGCGCGCTATTCAGCGGGTATTCCGCTGGGTCGGGTGGTGGAGTCGGTCTGACGACTGGCGGTATGAGCCTCGCCGACTATGGGCTTGCTGGTGGATACGCCGATGGCGGCGACCCTCCGGTCGGAAAAGTCTCGCTGGTCGGTGAGCGCGGCCCTGAGTTGTTTATTCCAAAGACGGCAGGCACCATCATCCCCAACGATAAGTTGGGAGGTAAGGCGACGACCATTACCTATGCGCCAGTCATCAATATCGACAGCCGCACGGATCGCGCTCAAATACAACAAGATGTGCAGCGCCAAATTCAGGCAGGGCATGCGCAACTAGTTGACCAACTTCAGCGGGCGAGGGTGCTATGAGCGTCATCATATGGCCCGGCCTGAAGGTTTCCTCGTTCCGCTGGAAGAAGACAAATCAGGCAATTTCTTTCGGAAGCGCGTTCGGCTCGCAATCAGTTGATGTTTCTCCTGCTGTATGGACTGTTGAGCTTTCCGGTACCCCGCAATATTGGGCTGAAGCAGTATCCACGGAAGTATTTCTTGAGTCACTCAATGGCTACACGAATCAATTGGAACTCTGGAATCTCATTCGCCAAGTTCCGACCGGGACCATGCGCGGCACGATGGTTTTTGCTGCCGACGTCGCCCAAGGCGATGTTTCGATCCAGATCAGTGCTGGTGCCGGTGAGGCTGGAAAGACGCTTCTCAAAGGCGACCTGATTGGGTTTGGTAATGGCGTGACGCAACAGGTGGTTCGGATCGACGCGGACGCCGAGGCTGATGTCTCGGGGAATATCACCGTCAGCGTCAGCACGCCAGTGCGCAACGCTTTCGCCACCGGAGATTCCATCACATGGAATAAGCCAAAAGCGCTTTTCCGGCAGAAGAGCCTGAACGACGGTATCGAATATGGCGCAGTCATCGGGCAGCCGTGGAGTTTATCGATAATCGAAGACTGGCGCCCATAGATTAAGGAAAGAGCATGACAACGATCACCACATATGCAGGCAAGGGTTCGCAGCTAACAACTGCAGAGGTGGATGCAAACTTCAACAATCTGAACGCCGACAAAGCTGAGGCAGCCGATCTCGCAGGCAAAGCCGAAGCGGGGGCGAATAGCGACATTACCAGTCTAACCGCACTTACGCCAGGCGGGCTTCCAAGCGGGTCTATCACCCAATCTACGTTAGCGGCAAACGTATCTGGAACCGGGCCGGTATTTATTGTTTCTGCTCCATCGCAGACAATTCCAACTTCCACTTATACAAAATTTCTATACTCAGTAAATACCGGCGGAACGAGCTATTTCGATACAGCGAACGCCAAATTTCTCGCCGGCGTTGCAGGATGGTATCAGTTCAATGTATCGGTAAATATCAGTGGTGGCGCGTCGTCTGAATGCGTAATAGAAGTACTAAAAAATGGCGCGCATTACGACTATATCTACGACTGCGCGATCGCCAGTGCCCTATCGTTTTCGGTTCCATTCTTCATGCCTCTTTTGGCGACTGACTATATCGAAATTAAATTCTATCAAGGGTCAGGATCAAATAAATCATGCACATCAACGTTGTCCGGCTTTTTAGCGCGGGCTGCGTGATGTCGAAGACGGCATTTACTGGGGATGATCAATGACCATCACCACCGACCAGCAAACCGAACTCGAAAAGTCGGTGACGCGCGTCGTCTATTTCGCCGAATTCCACTTCGCAAGCGGCACGCTTTACCTGTCTTCCGCGATGCAGACGATCACATGGGGCGGGCACGACTGGATTGGATTGGGTTCGATCGGTGCGATCGGCGCCGTGGAAGAAGCCGATTCGCTCGATGCAAAGTCTCTCGATTTCACGCTGAATGTCGCGCAGACATCGCTGCTTGCAGAGGCTGTTGGAAACGTCGATGACTATCGCGGCCGCACTGCGAAGCTGTACATGTGCCCGCTCGACGAGCAGTTCCGCTTGATCGATACGCCGCAGCGTTGCTGGAGCGGCAGCATGGATCAGATGAGCGTCGGCATCGATGCGGACGGAAAAGGGCAGATCGCGCTTCGGTGCGAAACGGCCGCTTATGGAATGAAGCGCCGTCCGGCACTACGGATAAACGCGGCGCAGCAGGGGAAAAAATATCCGAACGATACCAGCTTTAACTATCAGAACGACTTGATCGCACGGCCGCAACTATGGCTCAGCAAGAATTTCCAGCGAATCTGACATGACTTTGGCCGAATACATCGCAAGGCACCTTCTGGTGCCTTTTTTTTGGGGTGAGCATGACTGTGTGCTTTTCGCGCTTGGTTGGGTGCGCGCGAAAACTGGCATCGATCACTTGTCAGGCTATCCAGTATGGCATACAGAAAAAGAGGCGCGTCGAATCATGCGTGATCTTGGGGGGCTGGAGGCGTGTCTAGATAAGCATTTTGATCGTATCAATCCAAGCCTTGCGGTAGATGGCGCGCTTGCGTTGCATAACGGTTGCCTGTGTCTATTCAGTGGGCCGCATATCGTCGGACCCGGCCCGGACGGCCTTACTTTCATAAATCGGACGGAAGCGACATGCGCTTGGCACTACTGATATTGCTGTTGCTGCCGCTGACGGCGCATGCCGCGCCGGTGGTGGCTGCTGTCATCATTTATGCATCCGAATCGGCAATTGTTGCTCAGCTGCTGCTGCTGGCAGTCGCAACAGTGTACGGGAACATCCAGAAGCGCAGACAGGAGCGTGAGGCACGCGACAAATTCAATAGCAGCCTGCAGGACCGCACTGTTACCAACGTAGCGACAGAGACGCCGTATCTCTATGTATATGGTCGCGCGCGCGTCGGCTCGTCAATCATCGCGATCTTCACGAGCGGCGACAAGGACCAGTATAAGCACCTTGTGTGCGTCCACGCGGCGCATGAGTGCGACGCGATTGAGGAAATTTACATCAATGGTAAGGCGCTCGGCACACTCGATGCAGATGGCTATGTCACTTCCGGTGATTACTTTGATACATCAACCGAGTGGTTCGCCGCCGATGTAAGCGACCTCGTATATGTGTTGCCGTACACGCCGATGGACCCGAGCAACATCAGCGTTACGCTCACAACAGCATCTGATTCGGGATATGAATCTGTGCCATACACCTACGATGCAGGCACCAATTCCATAAGCATCACGCCGCCGTTTTATGCCGTAGCGCCTTATAGGGTTGGGTTCTGGTGGGTGCAAAGCCATCCCCGTGTATCGGTGCATAAGCATCTCGGTACTGCTGGCGATCCTGTCGACGCTTATCTGCACAGCATCTTGCCTACGCAATGGCCGACGACCGCCACGGTGCATGGATTTTGCTACACCGTTGTGACGCTCGATCTCAACAAGCCTGAATTCCAAACAGGAATTCCGCCGATCGAGGTTCTGCTGCGCGGGAAAAAATTGTATGACCCGCGCTCTGATACGGCAGCGTGGATCCAAAATCCGGCGCTTGCAATTTATGATTACCTGACCAGCGAACTCTGCGGCGTCGATGCTGCCGACATTCCAGTGGATTATTTGATCGCTGCGGCAAATACCTGCGATGAGTCTGTAGCTTCGGCAGAGGTCTACGGAGAACTGGGGCCGCGCTACACACTGAACGGCACAGTCACCAGCGACCAGGCGCAGCAGGACGTTCTGGAAAAGATGGCGCAGGCGATGGCCGGTGGCATTGCGTCAACGACTTGGGAAATGTGGGCGGGAACCTATGTGGCGCCGGTAATGGCGCTATATGTCGACCGCCCCGGTGATATGGGTGATGTGGTTGGCCAGATCGCGATCACGCCCGGCGTTTCGGACGCGGATCTGTACAACGGCGTCAAGGGCCAGTACATCAGCGGCGACAACAGTTATGTCGCTACCGACTTCGAGCCCTACCAGAACAGCACCTACCTTGCCGCCGACGAGGGTGTCGAGAAATGGACGAATATCGACTTTCCGTTCACCGATAAAAAGCAGCGGGTCTGGAACCTCGCGCGCATCTTCACCGAAGACCAGCGCAACGGCTACACGGTGCGCGCCGAGTTTTCGCTGAAGGCATGGTCATTGAAAATAGGCCAGCGCATCACACTGACGAGCACCATCTTCGGATGGGATGCGAAAGTGTTTCGGGTGATCGGGAAGAAGTTCTCGCCGACGATGCCGGTCGAACTGACCTTGAAAGAAGATGCATCATCGATTTGGGATTTTACCGATGAGGCGCTCCCGGATGCCACGCCGAACACGAATCTGCCGAATCCATTTGCGATCGATATGCTCGCATCGCTGACCTGCGTCTCAGGCAATGACACGCTCGCAGCACTGCAGGACGGCACCATTCTCGCGCGCATCAAGACGTCATGGCCGCAAACGACCACGCAGGCAGTTTTTACAAACGGACTGATAGAAGTCGAATACCAGCGCGCAGGTGACACCACATGGCAGAAGACCACCGTTACCGGAAGCGATACTGAATCTTTTCTTTCGCCTGTCGAAGAAAACAGAGTCTATGTAGTTCGCGCTCGCGCTGTAAATCCATACTTCAACGTGAAATCAGATTGGGTTTATGAATTCCATCGAGTCGTTGGAAAGAGCGCACGCCCGCCAGATGTGACCGGGTTCGGTGTTTCGCAATTGCCGGATGCGACACGGCAGTTTTCATGGAATGTAGGTGATCAGCCGGTTGACGTGCTGCACGGCGGCGGCTACCTGATCAAGTACCGTACCGCTGGCGACACGACGGCGTGGGCGGACATGACGCCGCTGCATACTGGCCTGATCACACAGTCGCCGTTCGAAACCGGCAATCCTGCTGCGGGGTCTTACGATTTCGCGATTTCGTCGATTGACGGATCGGGCAATGAATCGTTGGATGCCGCTCTTGTGCTGGACGTGGTCATTACCGATTCCGGCTCTGCGGCGGATGCTTTGGCAGCTGCGGAGGCCGCTCAGGCGTCGGCCGACGCGGCGAATAACGCGCTTGCCAACATCAATTCCGATAGCGTTCTATCCGCAGGAGAAAAGCCTGCAGTCGTGGTTGACCTCGCGGAAATCGTCAACTCGCAGGCAAACATCGATGCACAAGCTGACGCATTCGCGCAAGATCGGACAGCCTACGATGCCTCGGTTCTCAGTCTCAAGACCTACCTCGCGGGGCTCACGCCAGCATACGACGACTTCACGCAAGACACGCCGATACCGCAGGCAAACTATGTCGATCCTGCCTACTGGCCGACGTATTACGCCGGCGACAATCTGCGCACACGGTTTAACGACGTTTATCTCAAGCGGCAGGAACTGCTGAACGCGATTGCCACAGAAACGGCAAAGCGGGCGACGTGGGATGGCGTGGTCGCCGCCTCCGGCAAACTGACGACTGCCGGCGACGTGTTCAACAGCGGCGCAGTGGGCACTGGTGATCTGGCCGATGATGCGGCGACGGATGTAATCAAGGTGACTGCTACCGGCGTGCCAGTCGCCTTTAATTCATCGTCCTACACTGCTGTTGCATCGATCAGCTATACCGCAGGGGTCAGTGCGTTTGCAGTGCTCAAGGCAAAGGGTACATCAACGTCTGCATCGGTTGCGTCTCCCGCATCTGTCGCTGTGGCGTCGCCGATGATGAAGATTATCGGCTCAACCGGATTTGTGTCTCAGGCGGTTATTCCGCCGCCAAGCTTTGGAGCAACCTCATCGACGCCTTATAACTTGGACTTATCCATGTATACCGCGTTTCAACTGACGGCTGGCGTGACGTATACATTCGATTTCGAATTGGTGGCGAACTCGAACAAGTACCAATGCACTGTCGACTCAATCGAGTTTGTTCTGGAGGCGGTAAAGCGATGACTGTTTACAGCATTTACCGCGCCGATACTGGATATTTCACTGGCGCCCTAATCACATGTTCTGGTGCGCACTTGTCAGCCAACGTTCCTGAAGGATGTAGCTGCCTGCTCGGCACTTATGATCACCTATCGCAGCGCGTTGACCTCGAAACCGGTGCTGTGATCTATTACCAGCCGCCACAGCCATCCGAGCAACACGAGTGGAATGATGATCTCAGGCGCTGGGTTTATGTGCCGACCGCACTGGAAACCTGCCTCGCAAACCGGCGAGATGCATATCCGCCATTGCAGGATCTAGCGGATGCTCTGTACTGGCAGGCGCAAGGTAACGACGGACCCATGCAAGCGTACCTTGCGCGCTGCAAGGATGTGAAAACCAAATTTCCCAAGCCGTAACGGGCAACATTGCAGCAACCCGCTTCGGCGGGTTTTTTTACGCCCAAAGGAAGCGCATGACCACCGATCGCGAAAACGCAGCACGAATCCTGACCGATGAAGACGTGAAGGCACTTGCCGACGAAATGGAAATGCGCTTGGTATCGCGCTTTTACGGAAACCTTGGCCGCGGCGTTTGGGATCTTGCGTGGAAGGCGATCGTTATCTGCATCGTGGCTATTGCGGTGTATGGCCTGTTTCAGGAAATGAAGCACTGATATGAACGCTCCACTGCACGAACACGAGTTGCGCGAAACGATCGTGGTTGATGTTTTCTATCCAGATCACCCGCCGCGCACCGAAAGCCATGTTTTTGTGGCGACAAAGAAGCATTGGCATGCGCTCGGATGCCGGTGCGGCGTTTGCGGGACAGATAAAAAGGTCGAGATTCATCACCACTTCATCGAATGGGCCGACACAGAAGGGATCGACTGGGACAAGGTGAAGGCCAAACACCCCGGCTTTGACTGGTCGTCATTCAAAGAGCCCGCCGATTTCATCGATAGCGTCTACAACACCGAGCCGTTGTGTCAGTTGCACCATCGCGGGCCGGCGCCATTCGGCAAGCATTTCACGCCCGAGCCGATCTGGAACATGCAGACGTATATGCGCGACGATTTTGTGTATGCAGCTGAGGATGCGAAGAAATGACGCCCGCCGACTTCATCGCCGCCATCGCCGCCGGCGCGTGCGCCTGTATGGCTAAGACCCGAATTCCCGCCAGTTTCACCATTGCCCAGGCCGCGCTGGAGTCCGGATGGTGCCACTCAGCGCTGGCTTTCGAAGCGCGCAACCTGTTTGGCGTGAAGGCAGACGCATCCTGGCACGGGGAGACGATCGACATGCCCACCCGCGAATACCTGCGCGGCCAGTGGGTGACGGTGCCGGCCAAGTGGCGCAAGTACCTAACTTGGGAAACCTGCATTGAAGATCATGCCGGTTTCCTGCTCTACAACCCGCGCTATCACGCCGCGTTCGAGCACTGCGACGACGTGGAGGCATTCGTGAAAGCGATTGCCAAGGCAGGCTATGCGACCGATCCGGATTATCCGGCCAAGGTTATTTCAATCATCCAGTCGCACGATTTGAAACGGTTCGACCAAGGAGGAAGCAGTAATGGATAACGCAACAAAAATCAAACTCGGTGTCGGCGCTGTGCTGTTCGCCACATGGGCTGCAATCCGCTTTGCCCATGTTCAGGGAGCCGACGACCTGATCGCATTCATTCAGCCGGCACTGGCGGGCCTTGGTGCCCACGTTCTTACGACTGTCAATTCACAGGTGACGAAATGAAGAAACTCGCAATCCTCGCAATGCTGGTGCTCGCCGGCTGCGCAACGACACAGAGCGCTCAGACCGGCTACACGCAAGCCTGCGCGGCCTATGGCGCCGCATTCTCGGCGGCCTTGCAACTCCGCATCGCCGGCAAGCTGAACAAAGCACAGATCGACCAAGTGACGCTGCTCGACGGTCAGATCACGCCGATCTGCACCGGCCCTCTGCCGGCCGATCCGACCGCGGCGACTACGCAAATCACGGCTGCCGTCACGACGCTGACCATTCTCGAAGCCACCAAGGGAGCAAAATAATGGACACTCAAGCACAAGCCATCGCCGCGGGTGTTGCACAATCGATCGCCGCTGCCGCGCCCGTCCTAGCCGCCGGCACCGGCGCGGCCACGATCATTGCGCTGGCACCGATCGCATTGCAGTTCCTCGATGCTGCGACCAAGCTGCAGCAGTCCGGCGTACTGCCGCCGGATCAGCTCGCCGCACTGTTCGCCAAAGTGGGAGAGGGCATCCAGTCGACGCATGCTCGCTGGGCCGCGATGAACGCGGCAGACGCAGCCAAGGCGGCATCGTGAGACTGATCGATCTCAATCCGCGCTGGCTGTCGAAAGACGTGCTGTTGTTCCGAAGTCCGTCTGGAGCCGGGAATTGGATCACGTGTAAGCGCGTTCGCATGTCGAGCGAGGATCAATATAAGTTGATCTATGAAGCCAATCCGGATCTCAAGGGGCAATGCGTCGTGATGACCGTTCCCGATATGGCTTGGAAATTCAGCGGGGACGACTTGGAGACGATGACAATCACCCCGTCAATTGACGCTAGCCGGTCCGGGAATTGGCACGGCTTCATCACCAACGGCGAAGTACGATGAGTCAGTTTCTCACCAAGCTCTGCTTGGAAGTCGCTGACAACCAGGACGATGGCCAATGGATCGTGCATTCCGCACTCGTCTACCAGTCTGATGTGGCGCGGCAGACATTCATCGTACCGCGCGGCTTCCGGACCGATCTTGCATCAGTGCCGCGGCTTCCGATCGTGTATTGGCTGACGGGCGGAACCTCGAACGAGGCAGCCGCAATACATGACTTCCTTTATTCAACACATGAGGTCGACCGGGCGACAGCAGATGCCGTGCTGCGCGAGGCGTCGGCGGCGACCGGCGTGCCGGCGTGGCGGCGATGGCTCATGTGGGCTGGGGTTCGATGCTTTGGTGGTTCGCACTGGGAGCCAACAACATCATCGGCGAGAGTATAGGTCCGCATTGTCAATTTCACATAGAGTCGGAAGAAAAATCATTTTTCCAGGTAGTTGACCATCCGCCTCGCAAGGAACTCGGTAAAGTGTTTTGCCCCATTTGCATTTAAATGCACCGGGTCGCCGAAGCCACTATCAGGTACGCCGCAATTCGTCGGATCATCCGCGCAAGTGATAAAGATGGCTCCGTGGGAGCGAGCGAGCCGGCGAAATTCATCGCGGTTTTGAGTCACCAACAACGAATATTTTTCCCTGACTATTGCCTTGTAATGAGAGTGACTTGGCATATCAACCAATATCATTTTTATGTGATGCTGCTCGCCTATCTTTAGAAGTTCATCAAATGGGGCGGCAAGCGATGGACTATATTGCTTGGCGCTAAAATAGTCTCTTGTGGTTTCCGTAAACATGTGCGCGTCTGCGACTTCATCAACGACCCTTCCAGTAAGGCGGCTGTCTGTCCATGAGCCGTGTTTGCTCATTTTCCAGATATTGAAAGAGTAGACAGGTCCCCATCCCGTTTTAGACCTTACGTTTGTTAGCAACTGCCTGCCCTTTCTATTAATCTCGATCGCCGGCTGCAGCCAATTTCGGATGGTGTCGTCCGTTCGATCGGCCAGAGGTTTTATTTCAGAGGGCATTGGCAATGGCGCGAGAGCGTAGTAGTCATCTACACCGATAACCCATATTTTGGCTCCTGTAATATCCGCATAACGCATTTGAATTTGCGTAAGAATCGAGCTTCCGCCGAAGCTTGGGAAAGCGATGTTTTTCGCTTGCGCCGGCATCATTCCAAAGGCGCTGGCTAGGTCTGCGGCGCGGATTCCGAATGCGGGGCGTGACGACCCCATGACGATCAGCTGAGGCTTATCCTTTTGGGCAAATTGAATCTTATCGACGTACTCGATTCTCATCGCGCCAGATACGGGATCTTGCAGCCACCGCGACGATGAGAAGTGATCTAGGGTGGCCCATGCAATCGCCACGACAACAGCGGCCATGATGGCGATGGTTATATATTGGGCGGACGGAGCGGAGCGCATACTTATCAAAACTGGAAATACAGAAATCCGGCCGGCTTGCCGACGAATAATGTGATAGTCGAAACAAGCAATCCGAGTGCAATGCCAGTTACCCAAGCTGAAGATTTTTGAAAAAGTATTTCTGCGGTTGTGTTGCGAAACGTAAGATGCCACGCCATTAGTATGACCACCGAGCCAATCGTAAAGATGGTTTGCGAAAATTCTATATTTGGAACCAATAATTTGACAGGATGGACGTGCATAGCGACCACAATTCTCCACGCCTGCCCAAGCGATGTTGCGCGAAACACGACCCAACTGATAACGACGCCGTACATCGTCACAAGCCAGCCTAGTAGCGTCGATACCGGACCGAGCCGTTTGCATGTGGCTATAACAGATGCAAGCTGTCGCTCGGCAATCAATAATGCGCCGTGATAGGCGCCCCATGCAATGAAATGCCAAGCTGCTCCATGCCACAGGCCGCCCAACAGCATGGTGATTGCGAGATTTATTCGAGTTCTGATCTTTCCGCTTCTGTTTCCGCCGAGCGGTATATAGAGATAGTCGCGTAGCCATGACGACAGGGAGATATGCCAGCGCCGCCAAAAGTCCGAGAACCCGAGCGAGCCGTAAGGAAAACGAAAATTGTCAGGAATGTGAAACCCGAGACAGAGCGCTGCGCCGATCGCACATGTTGAGTAGCCGGCAAAATCAAAAAATATCTGCCCTGTAAAGGCGAGGGCTGCCGCCCATGCCTCCAGCATTGTCAACACAATATTTGGCGCGAAAAGCTTGTCGGCCACGGGCGCGAAGATTTGATCCGCCAGAATCACCTTTTGGAATAGACCCCAAACGAAGAGATTCAAGCCCCAGGCGAATTCCGGCCATGTCGCTTTGTGGAATTGACGGCACTGCGGCAGTATGTCTCGCGCACGAAGGATGGGTCCGGCAACCAAGTGCGGGAAGAATGACACGAACATTGCAAAGTTCGCCAGTGATGGCTCTGGCTTGATGCGCTTATAGTAAATGTCGATCGTATAGGACAGTGCTTGGAAGGTGTAGAACGAGATCCCGACTGGCAGAATCAAGCCAAGCTTTGGCGGCTGATATAGCACACCGAACGAATGCAGTAGGAGCCTGAAATTCTCGAGCGCGAAGTCAGCATATTTGAAAAAGCACAGCACGCCGACATTGAGCAAGATGCTTCCGAAAAGCCAGAACTTGCGACGTGGGCCCTCGGCCTCTTCTATACGCTTCGCCAGCAGCCAATCAATAACGGTTGATGCCGCCAGCAGCAGGACGTATGGTGGGTGGTATGAGGCAAAAAATAGGAAATTCGCTGTCAGCAAACTGCCTTTTCTGATCGCCATTGGCAGCGGACTGTAATGTACCGCCAGCACCACGAAAAAAAAGGCAACGAAGACTAGAGAGTTAAAAATCATTGAGTGAATTTTTTTGGAAGAAGGTTAATTTTAACCAACTTTCACAAGGCGCAGGAATGTCGCACCGGGGATGTGATGCTATTGCAGGAGGCTTGGCCGAGGTAGGCTATCGGTGCAAATCCTTGGCGCGTATCTGCGTGTAGCGCGCCAACATCTTCCAGTCGCGATGCCCTGATATAAGCGAAACCTGCTCGATTGTATATTCCTGCTCGAACAGCCGAGAAACTCCTTCGTGTCGGAAGTCATGGAAGTGCAGGTCTTCTATCTTAAGCGCATTGCAGGCACGCGGGAATATCGTGCTGATCGTGTCGGCCTTATGCGGAAATATCAGAGTCGATGCATCAATCTTTTCCGGTTTTGGCTGGCGCAGCACAATATCGAACGTGTCGCCAAGCAGCGGCACCTCCTGATCATTTCCTTCCTTTTGCGTCGGATGCTTACGGTTTCTGATGGTGATCGTCTTGTCATCCACATTAAGATCGATCCACCGCAATCCGACAATCTCCCCTAAGCGCATCGCGGTCCCGATGGCGAAGTTGATAATGTCGCGCATTGGCAGCTTTGATCGCACATCAAAATAAGCGCAGAGCCGGTCTATCTCGTCCTGAGTCGGGCGCCGATCGCGCTCCTTTGATTTCGTCTGAATCTTCAGGTGCGTCATGTTCGCCCGGGCGATTCGGATCGGCTCAAGGCTAACCGGGATCTTCCACAGCTCGCGCGCGGTCTTGAATATTGTTGACAGATAAGTGAGTTCGATTGCGATCGTCACGCCTCCAGCGCCAGACTTTCGGCGGTTTTGGATGTGTCGAGTCAGCATTTCATCCGTTATCTCGGAAAGTTTTACATCGCCATGCTCACGTTTCCAGAACGCAAGAACCGCAACCTTGTTCTTTCCGAATGCCTTTTCCGCGCCTATTTCTTCCGTGTACTTGTCGATAATTTCCGACAATGCAATCTTGTCCAGGCCTCGCCCATCTTGATATTTTTTCGAGTCAATTTCCGCCTCGATCTTTCGCGCCCACTGCTGCGCTGACGCCTTTGTCGAAAAGGTTTCCGTGATAGGCTTATGCCCCTTGCGACGGATTTGCGCGCGCCAAGATGCGCCGATTTTCAGAATGGAAGCCATGTAGCAAATCCGTAGCACTGAGTTTAAGAAAGAGCGGTATTGTGCGGGATAGTGCGGGAATTGACAAATCGCGGCGCTCATAGGGAAAGTAAACAGATTCAATGACTTACGGAAAGCGCAAAATTAGTGTTGCTCCGATGATGGATTGGACGGAGGAAAGCAAGCATCGCCTTTGAAACCCGCATGAAATAAGGCGATGCCGGAATTCCGACGTCGTGCTGTAGCAAATTCATAGCACTGCGTTTTCATCTTTGCGCAAAGAGTCGAGGTATTTTGCTACGTCGCGCACGTCAGCCGTCAGCGGATCGCCGGCCATCGGAACCGGGAAGGTGTGGGACGATCGTTTGTTGTACGCGGTCTTGATTGACATGCCGATTGCACTGCAAACCTCTTTGAGTGACAGGCGCGGTTTGTTGTAGACCGCGAGCAGCATAAATTCCGTGTTCATCTCTATTCACTCCTTAGGCGCCACGCGACAACATCATCAGCAGGGTAAATCGCATTTTGCGCGGGATAGGTGCAGTCCGTTAGCCGCATATACGCGATGTCTCTTGTTGCTTCCCGCACTTGACCGTAGTGGTCGAATATCTCGACGGGCAGGGCATAGGGCGGCTTGGTGTGCGTCCAGTCTTCCATCTATTCACTCCTGTTCATGCCGCGCGCCGGCTCAAACGCACTCTGCGCCAGCTGCCGGCAGCGCGGGCATTGCCATGTGTGTATGCCATCGCGCGAGTCGTAAAATGAGGTAACGCGACCATCCGGCTTTGCATGGCCGAACCACTTACAGATTAGGCGCATCATCCCTCCCTCCCGCTGTCTGAAGGGGCGCTATGCTTACCGATCTCGGCGGCAGCGCGGGCTGATCGAAAAAAATCCAGAGCCTGCGGCCAGTGATAGCCGTCAATGAAGCGCAGCAGGGTTCCGGCGAAGCGTTCGCAGTTCGCCTTGTGTGGTCTGTCATCACACAGATAATCGCCTGCATCGCCAAGCAATCCCTTATCGTGCGTTACGATGATCCTGCGCTTCAGCTCTGGTAGTTCGCGCAGCACCCATGCTGCTTTATCGCTGTAAGCATACGGAATACCGGTCGGTGGTTTGGTAGCAATCCAGACTTCAAAGCCCATTCCAATTACGCTGCGGACGGCTGACACAGCACCGGGGATAGCAGGCATTTCAAGATATGCGCCCGGCTTGCGCTTCACCTCATCACCAGTCAGCCTATGTGCTGATCTGTAGGCATCGAAGTCAACGATAACGCCATCCATATCAACGAAAACTCTGTTCATGATTTCCTTTCAGTGGCGCTATCTGTGCAGATAGGCTCGTTGGAAATTCCAAGTTGGTTCAATATGATGGACCCGTGACCGTGCTCGCGCGCATGTCGCATAATGGCGAACATGAAGCTGTCAATATTGCCGTTGGCCTTCACTACGGCATCGGCCATGCGCATCCCAATGCTGGCGTCGGGCTGCAGTAACCGCGTGCTGCCTGTCTTCAGCGCCTCCCACTCGCATACGGCCAGAAGAGAAAGTCCTTTTTCCCTGCACTTTTCGGCCAGTGCAATCAGTTCGGGCGAGATTTGCTCATCGTAAAACTGTTCTTTCGTTTGCTCGTTCATCCATTCGCTCCTTAGCTATCCGCTCTGAAAATGGCTCGCCGCTTGCCGAGATGGGCATGCGGTTTCGGAATGTGAGTTCGGCCATCTTCCAGCGATGCTGCGATCAGACGATTCCATTTTTTCCGCGTGTTGTCTACGACCGGGCCGCGCTGGTCGTAGAAGCGTGCGCCGGGTTTCCAATATGGCTCTGGGCTGGTGAGTTCCTTGACTGCCTCGACGGGCACGGCAATGTAGTCTTTGCCGTCATTGAGCGTCTTTGCCTGGTCGATCGCGTACTCTCCGGCGTATGCGCCGATGACCGCGGTATATCCGCAATGGTCACGACCATACCAAACAATATGTTCGCGACAACTGTTAGTGTGCTTCAGGCTGGCGATGTAGTAGCGTTGTTCGTTCATGGCGCGTCCTTGTTATCTGCGCTGTCAGTAGGCGTGCTGTCAGGGGCGGCGGCGAGTGCTGCTTTGAATGCGGACCTCAGAGCCGTGTGCGTCTTGTTCTCTCCACTGAAGTCAATCAAATCCATCAGCACTGGAAATTCGCCTTCGTCGTCTCGCGCCTTACTGCATGCCATTGCTGAGAGCATTTCCGTCGTCGGCTCTACCGGCGCCAGCTTCCATCCCTCCCGCGCCGCCTCTGCCTTGCGCAGCCTGTCGATGATGGCGCGGCAAGTCTGCGGATTGAAGGCGGCCACAAACTCAGCAACCTTGCGGGCTGGCTCATCCCATGCACGGAAATAGTCTTCGTCGTATTCTTCGTGGATGTCGCTTTGATCGAAGTTCAGTGTGTCGAGCAACGTATTCCCTTTGGAATCGATCACGCAATACGAATCAAATCCTGAAACTGCATCTTCTCCGGGGCCGTACTCGCCTTCGTTTTTGACGGTATCAGCTCCCCATTCATCGACGCCGACTGCATCAATCAGCTTATCCAGAGCATCAAGGTCAAGGTGTGTGGGTTTGTTCATGGTGCTACCTTAAAATTTTCATCAAAATGCGCGTGAATCCAACGCGAAGCAGTTTCCTCGCGGGCCTCACGCGGCGTGGTATGGATGCGCTGTTCCGTGATCGGCGCAACGTGCATCCAAGGTCCGGCCCGGTCAGAAAACAGCACCTTGTCACGTACTGCGATCACTTCCCATCGGTCGCCGTGCTGCTTGATGATCTGCTTGGCTCGCTTCGATTGCGGGATAAGGGTCACGATCCGCACGGCTTCTCCCCTTCACTGGATTGCGCGAGACTGAGCAGGGCGCGAGCGGCGCTTAGCTATGTCTGGCATCAACTGCCGCCATCAATGTCTCCAGCGCCGGTTCAGTCTTGTTCATGGCTTTCCTTCGGTTGGGGCGGCAGCTTTCTCCACCTTCGCTAAAGCGGCGTCGTATTTTTTCAGTTGGCGCTGCATTTCTTCGTTGCAGATTTTGGTGATCCGGCGAGCTGCTGGCACGTCGCCGTACATGCTTCCGCCTTCCATCATCATCACTACCTGACCAAACGTAGTCAGGTTTGATTGTGCTGCCGCCGCTTCTCTCACCGCTTCCGCGATGCGCTTTGCGTAATCGTTATTCATTTAATCTCCCATCAGGCCGTCACCCATGCACTCACCGTTACAACCGGACTGAAAACATTCAGGGCAGTAATCGTCGCTGTCGCCATGCTTGTTGTGTAGTTGCTCCTTCCCGGCTTGCGCGAGAGCGGCGTCTATTTTTGGCAGAAATCGCTTTGCTTCCTTGTGGGCATGGCCGTCGTCGTTTGCCAAAAGATCGTCTATGCGATGCTTTGCAGTCACAAGTAATCTGGCAAGCTCCGCATTCCGGCGTTCGAGTTCGGCGATGCTGGTTCGCAGCCTTTGCCAGTCTTCGCAGTTCTGAAGTGACCCAGCTTCACACTCAAAGCCATACGCTTCGATCTTTTTTAGTAAGGTTTCCATTCGATCTCCCAATGGTCAACTACTACGCCGCCAGTCGTGTCTCCGTTCCATCGGCCCATACGAACAAGCTGCTCTGTTTCATAAGTGCAGTAACCGAAGCGCCATTCCAAAGAGCCTTTTGCGCGCCAGTAGCACATACTTCCGGGAGGTGGTCGTCTCATGGCTTGTCGCCTCCCTGAGATTTGTCTTTGCAAGACTGATTGGAATGGGCGGCGAAGCGTTCGAGTGCGTCGTGACTGATAAATGTCACCTCGCCCTTATATCGTTGGTCAAGCGCGCATCCGGCTTCCTTCGCCAGTTCCAGCAGCTTGTTGCGGTCAGTGGTCATTGCGCGTCTCCTAGTCCAGTCCTGTTTCCAGCTTTGCGGCGCGCACGGCTTTCGCCATCCTTTCAAACGTCTTCGCCAGCTCCTCGCGTCGATGCGTCGATTTCGGAAGCCAGAATGTAACGGCGCTTCGATCGTCATCTTGCGGTGGATGGTGCAATCGCTCGGTTGAGTGCAGAATCATCTGCACGGCTGAGTATGTAAGCCCGGTATTGGAAACCTTCTCAACTGTAGTTATCTCGTCGGTCAATTCTTGGCTATAGACGTTAATTCTCACTTCTTCTCTCCCCGCGCAATCACGCGCTTAGTAAATCACTTAATCGCCAGTCGAACCGACGGCACCAACTTTGCACCAGTGACGATCACGCCGGCTTTCATGTCGTCGGCGATCTTCTTCTTGTCTGGCGCTGTCGATGCCGGAACTGGCGGTATCTCGCGCAAGTATTCAGGCGGCAGCGCTTTCTCATCTTCGATCACGACCTTCGGCTGATTCGGCACCACGGAAAGCGTCAGCGCTTGACCGCCCGCCTTCTTGTGGCCGGTAGCCGTCAGGAGATCAACGGCCAGTTTCTTGAGGCGCTCGATTTCCTTCTCGATGCTGATTGCGCTGTTTTCCATCGCCTTGATTGCATCCTGCTTCCCGGCCAAGATCGCCTCACGATTGCGAATCGCAAAGCCGATGTTTTCCATCTTCTGATTTAGGTCGCCTTCGGTCTTCAGCCAGTGGGCGAGCAACTCATCTTCCGGCACATCGTCGCGGTCGGCATCGACCAGGGCTTCCAGTTGGCGGTATTGGCCTGCGAGTTCAAATACATTCATGCTGCTTCCTTTCGTTCGTTGTTTGCCACTAACGCATGTGCTGCTCGGTGATGTCTATTGCATAGCCACATAACATCTAGTGGGCGATCATAGTCAGGATGGTGTCCTTCTACTTTTTCCGCTCCGCATACCAAGCACGGCAACTTCATGATTCTTCCATCTCGCAGTGCATTGCCAACTGCGATCCTTGCTTTGTCTTGCTTTGGCCGAAGCTCTCGCTGTTTTGTAAGCGCTCGTTTGTGTGCAAGCTTTCCTGCCTCCGTCTTCGCATACTCTTTACGAGCAGCTACCCTGTGCGACATCGATCCGCGCAATTTGTCGTATGCGCGTATTCGTTCAAGGTTGGCTTTTCGGTGCTCTTTTACATTTGCCTTCGTGCACTCAATGCACTTATTCAGGCGTCCATCACCCATCTTTGAGTGCTTATAAAATGCCTCCAGTGGTTTAATTTGAAGGCATCTGAAGCAGCGTTTAGATGGCGAGTCCATTCTTGCCGCCCATGAACGGAGCAAATGGGATCGAATCATCGAATGCAGGACCGCCACTTGAATGAACGTCTGTGGTTTGCGATGTTGCGCCTGTGCGCACCCCTTTAAGGCGCTTAATGGGAACGAGTTGCGCAACCATCTTTTCCAAGTTGTGCGCCTCGGACTTATCAAGAATCTCCGAAGCGATTTGCTCGGTCTGCGGGTCAAAGAAGCCGGCGAACGCAGCCTTTTCACTGATGCTGCCGTCCTTCTTTTGGTATTCCTCCATCTGAAGCAGCACGCCGATGGATTTGCCCATAAGGGCGGGATATACCTCTGCCTCGCGCTTGACCATGCCGTTGCTGGCATTGTCGTATTCTTCGACCGTTGCACGCTGCGTGTCGATAGTGTGCGTCTTCAGGCAAGTCATTAAGGCCATCAATTGCTTGAAGCCAAAGATGTGATCGCCGTCCGCATTGATCGTCCACATGCTGAGATAGTCGGCGGTCATGCCATTGTTGGCCTGAAATGTGAACTCGATTCCCTGCGTTCCTTTGGTGCTGAGAACCTTTTTCGCCTTCGTGAACTGGCCGATATATTTGCCGGTTTCAGAAATGCGGCCGTTGCCGGAATCAGCCTGCTTCGCTGCGTCGGTGTCGAGTGTGTATGCGCTCATTGCTCTTATGCTCCTGTCAGTTCGTAGTAGTTGGAAATTGCGGCATCAACTGCTGCCAAGTCATTCGGGATACGCTCCGAATCAAACAAGCCAATCGGCGTTTTCACCGTGTCATGGCCGTTATTGCGCGTGCTGAAGAAGTAGTCTTTGTCAGTGACTACAGTTCGCAGAACGATTGTGAAGAGACCCTCCGGCGTGATCTTCTCGTCCAGCATCTTCCCAATCGTTTTGATCTTTGTGTTGCCATGTTCGTCGGTGGCCGTATGGCTGAGCAGATAAACGCGCACATCGTCCGGCAGGCCGTTGGCGGCGTTGAATACTTCCCATGCGTGCTTTGCGATCTCGGTGAACTTGTCATAGCCGCGCTCATCAGAGCGACGCATGAATTCGTTCGCGAGCAGGTATTGGAAGTCATCTACAACAACCACTTTCCGCTTTGTCTTTCGCATCAATGCGCCAATCACCTGCCAGTCGTCGGCAACAAAAATATTGCCGGTCTTGTTCGTTTCTGGATTGAAGTAAGACCAGCCCTTAGAACGGAAGGGGAGAGGCTTCTTGACTACTTGAATCAAGAGTGTGTTTGTTGGGTCCAGGTTGCGCATTGCCGCACTCTTGCCCGTTCCGCTCTCGCCTAGTACCACTGTGCTTATGCTCATGTTCTCGCTCGCTCTGTTTAATGTTTCTCTCGAATTGCTCTTTGCGTTCTCTGTACTCTTGCTGCTCTACGTACTCGGTAAAATCTCGCTTCGCCCCGCTCATAGCCGCCACCTGCGCACAATCAACCGCACAACACGCAGCAGTCTTCCGGCGCGGCATGTGGGAATATGGGTCATTGCAATTTCCCGACCGGCTGATCCAGAATCCACTTGCTGCCACCTGGGGCGCAGCGCAGTAACACAACAGAGCGCAACCACTGCCGGCGGGCGTGACGAACTGCCGCATGATCCAGATACGCGGCACGAGGAAACAAAACGACCGCACGCTTCAAGAGTTGGGTATTCATGATTACCTCGCTTTCAGCATGGCGTCTGCCATGCGCATCTTGTACCCCGCACGCCAGTCGAATTCCCACTGGATGCGGTCTTGGGTGCTACCATCTTGCGGAAACGCACGACCGGCTAATTCGCATTGCATTTTGCTGCTGACATCCTCATCGCGAGGAACATCGACATGCGCCGCGAACTTGTCCCGCAGCGTTTCCTGCGGCGACATCAGATCAATAATTGCGGCGCGGACATCTGCTTCATTTTGCGTTTCAAGCCACGCATCCAACTCGCCTTTACCGCCATTCAGCGCTTTCAGTAGATCGCTCATCGCGCAAACACTCCCGTAAGAAAATCAGCATTAGCCATGATCAAAACGCCAGCCATGAACAGGGCGCACCAGAAGAAGAGTTCGCAGCGGCTCATGCGATGCCTGCCTTGGTTAGCGCAGTGCGAACAATTTCAACGTCACCAAACGTTTTTCCTCCCGCGTAGCCGTGCGAGGCGCACCATTGCAAGGCGTCCAGAAGATCGGCGGCGGCCGCCCATAGCTTTGCATTTGCAAGCGCTTCATCGGATGACTGTGGTTTGTTCGCAAGCTTTCCTTCGGCGTCGTATTCGAACTCGCGATCCCAGCCATAGGCGGCGCCAATGCACTCACCATCATCAGAGTGAACGGTTGCTCCTATTGCTTTCAAATTCTTGGTATGCATGCTCACTCTCCTGAGTTAATGGGTGTCGGCAAAACCGGGCTACTTTCACAGCTACGCACTGATTCAGCCTTCGGCTTGTCCTTTAGCGGTTCGGGTACTAGCCGAACAGATCCAGTCATGCGGCTTGCCAACACAGAAGCGGGCCGGGCTTGATTCCGACTGCAATCGGCTCAGGTACTGCGCCCTGAGTTTCTCCTTGGCTCGCCGGCTTACATGGCCGGTGCCTGATTGCTATGCTCTTGCTGCATTGCGCGTCCTTCCACGCCGCCGCTTCTGTGTTAGCTCCGCGTTTCGTGCGGAATACGGCGCAACGGGTGCGCACCAAGGAGGCTAAAAATCAATTAATAAGCAGCTTCACAACTTCGTCTTTCAGCATTCCCTGCTCGTTGAGCTTCACCACAATTCTGTTTGCGAATGCAGCATCAAATCTGGCTTTCAAATCCTTTCCGAAGGCTTCGGCCAAACGCGCAATTTGATCGTGCGGGCTACTCCAGCCCATATTCCGCTCAAAAATGCCGCGAACGTGATCAACGATTTTCTTCTCTTGCTTGTCCACCAAAATGACGCCGCTATTCACAAGCTCGGTCAGCTTCTCGTCGATGATTTTTGCGATCTTTTCGTTGACCACCGCATTTACCCGAGTCGTTATTGCTGTTTGCACTCGCTGCTCTATGCTTTGGGAAATTTGCGCAACCACGCTCTTTGTGATGTGGTCCTTAAGGGCCGCGCTTAGCTCTTCTTCATCAAGCCAAAAATCATCGACTTCAATTTTGAAATTCACTTTTCTCTCCTTGGTTGAATTAGTGCCGGCCTCCCACCGGCATGACCTGTAAAGCGGGTTCGCTCTCAAACATCGGCGACTAACGAAGACGGCACTTAAGCGCTACTATCAGTGCCGCCGACTACTCGCTGATTACGGTTTCAGCTCCCATCCACTTTCCCCGCGATCTCGACCTCCCTTTTGTTCGCTGCTGGACGAGGGGTGCGGGTGGGTGATGGTCGGTTAGGGTGTGGCGCCTGCTTTGGCGAGGGCGGTGCGTATCGCGCCGATCGATCCCTGTGCGTTGAATTTGTTCTGCTTGGCGGCTTCGCTCTCACCGGCAAACTGGCCTTCGCGCAGCGCGGTTGAGATGATGCGTTCGGCGTCTGTGAGCGCTTTCACCAGATCGTCGAAATGCGCTCGCGCGTGGAGGATAAAGGCAAGACCCGCTTTCTGTTCGTCGCCAATTTCGCCCTCGTAATCGACATCGATTTCAAAGAGCGGGACTTGGCTATTGTTGATACGGGCTTGCGTGGTCACTGCAACCTCGCGCATATCCCCGTCGACTTTTATCCACGGCGTCGCTGTATGTTTCGCTTCCATCTCTTCTCTCCCGTTGTTGCTGCGATGTGTTGTTCGATGGAAGAATATTAGCCTAAAGCTAAATTAGATGCAAGTAGAATTTAAGCATAAAGCTAAAATATGCGAAAATATTTCCACCGCCCGATTTCCGGGCAACAAAAAACCGGCGCTGGGCCGGTTAGTGAGGGTAGGGCTATGAAAAAGATTGCAGTGCTATCGCTCTTCCGTAAAGGCGAGCAGTTTCTTGAGGGACGCAGCAACAGCGTCGGGATTTCGCGGTGTTCGCCCTCCGGCCGCATCGGTTATGCAATCAGCGCATTGCTGCTTGTATTCGGCTGCAGCCCGGCGGAAGCGCTCGGCCCGCCACTTGGGGAGCATACGGAACAATCGATCCTCATCCGCCGCGGGGAGGCCGTGCCCCTTCATGAGCCGCTCTCGAACTCGGTCCATCACCTCAATGCGCTCCCGCCTGCGGTCGCGACCAATGGCAAGATGGTTGCTGACAAGGTGGCCGGCCCAGCCGCACACGATGCCGAAAGCGGACATGATGCCGGGATTGTCGACAAAGAGGCGAGAAGTGGAAGCTATCCAATTTGGTGGCATTTGGCTTGCATCCTTGCTTTTGGTTTGACCTGCGTCTTGGCTGGCTTCTTTTTCTCGTACCCCTATTCCCTCAGAACTCGGCAAGACTGGACCGAGTTGTGGCGAGACGTGAAGTACTGCATAGGAATCTAGATTATATCCTCGCCGCAACAGACGTAAAAAAACCGCCGAAGCGGTTGGGAGGGGCAGCCTTTTACTAATATTGGTAAAAGGGTGAGGAGGGCGTTAAAAAGCCCGCTCGGGGCGGGCTATCTAAGGAGGGAGGCAATAATATCTGTGTAGTTCGGCCTAAATAGTTGCCGAACATGCTGCTCAGGAATTTTTAACTTCAACGCAATCCCGTAGTGGTCAATATGGCCCTTATTAAACTGCTCAATAAATTCTAGGCGATACTTTTCAGGGCAAAGACAGGCCAGCGCCATCCAGAACCCGTTTAGCTCTGAAACGAATTGCGCGGTCCTTTCTTTACTTGGATCAAGGGCCTCGAACTCGCCCAATAGTACCCTGAACTGCTCCGGGTCTCTGGTCGCCACGTCGGGCGCGTCAAAAAGATGCATCAATTCTTTGGCGAGAATGAATCTGTCCCAGCAGTCGTTCATGCCGCGAGCAAGCACAACAACGTTGCAATCGTACTTTTGGACAATCCACGAATCAGTGTTACTTGCGGATATAAAATACCCTCGCAACGTTTCCGTATCGAGGGCATCCTTTACTTCTCTGACATTCTTAGAGCCGGTTATTTCTACTGCTTTCCGCTTTATCTCTTTTGTGCTTACTTTGGGTTGAAGTGTTTGGCAGTGCTGGTATAGCTCTTTGAATGCTGTCATAAAAAATTACGACCAGGGGCCGTCTAGTCAATCTCCACAAGTTCAGCATTCCCAGCCTCAAGCTGGGAAAGTGATTTATTGAGTTGCTCCGCGAAATCCTCTGCGCTCAGGTCGCGCTTGGTGCCTGGATAAAACTTGATATTTACCACACCTAGAGCGTCTTTGTCGAACAGCCTTTTTGCTGCTAATTCAACTTGCGTGCCCATTTCTTTCTCCTAATATCCAATGTGGATGAGTTAATGCAAAAACTGGAAAACCTGCAATTTTAGCGCACTTGCTTGCAAGATGCAAAAAAACAGAGGAACTTCTTGTTAGTAGATGTGGTGAGCATATAGTTTCCTTGGTCGGTAAAGAACTGCTCTAGAAGCACAATATATCACATGAGTGATTAAGATATTGCGTAACGCGCAAATGTGTGCTTTGTGTTGTTTTTGATCAGATTGCAACTTACCTCCCGCACTCCCTCCGCTCCAGCCGATCCCTAAAGCCTCACACTCGCCGGCCACCACTCATAGACATCTAATGCCAGCACGTAGCCAGCGCCTTTGCCGGCTTCCGCTCTCTCGGTGTGACCTAGAGTTGGTTCCTACGACAATGGGCGCTACGGCTTGACTACACTCACTGGCGCCGCCGTATGAAAGGATTGGTCGCCGCCATCGTCAGCGCCACCGCCACCGCAGCCGATCAATGCCAATAAGACCACCCCAATCAAGATCGATGTTCGCATCATGCCCTCCCAGGCTGTTGTTATATATGAATTCTGGAGGGCAATTTTACGCCGAGCGAGCGCCCGGTGTATCCCATGTCTATGGGGGCTAGCAAGAACTCGATCCGTCAACGGCATTCCGCAGTATGGTCGGTCGCCACCTTACAATTTGGACGCGGCGCTCTTTTGATCCGCTTCTTTTGTCGCCGAGGCTCTGGCAGTCGCAGCGTTGTCGCTAAAGATAACCGCCGACTGGTCGATGCTCTCAAACCGCTCCGAGGCCACTATCGTGATCTTTTTGCCGCTCCAAACATATGACTGGTTCGGATAGGTCGGGCCGCCCCGGCTCTGCGCCTCGCTCATTACTTGCGACGTTGGCTGCCCGTATCGCTCCTTCAACACGTTGCAAAATTCGGCAAAGCGATCATGGTTCATTCGTGCGGTTATCTTCGACAAAACACCTGAATCGTCCACGCTTACGGAGAAGGCGGCGTATGTGAAGGGGTGTCCCTCAATTGTAAGGAGCGGCTTGTACCCGGGCAGTGGATTGGCGACGGTAGAAAGACATGGCGAGGCCGGATGGGACACGCCTTCTTGGCACGATGGAAGGCCGCCATCTTCAGGTGGAACGCCAAGCCGCAGGCCAAGAACGGTGCTCGGTTCTTTTGTCCATGCCTGCGCTTGATCTCGCGAAGGCGCGGATTGACTCTTCGGCTGCGCAAAGGTGAATGCTGGAACAGCGAGACAAACTGCCAACCAGACTGCGAATCGCATTACCCTCATTTGGCTCCCCTATCAGCCCAGGCACCCACACGCGCATTCCCATAATCATGGGAGATGCAAAACTTGCCGCTTCGACTTATACTGTATGAACATACAGTGCTTTCTGTTCCCCGCAGACCAGGCAAGGCCAGAACCACATGAGGCACCTGTTTTTCTTACCTTAGGTTAGCGGAGGAGAGCATGTCAAAACAGGAGGAGGCAGCATTGTTGGCGGCATTCAAACAATTGAGAAAGCCGGATCGAATTTTTGTGCTATCCGTCACTGAAGCGCTTAAAAGGCCGACACCGAGTACGCCACCGGACACAAAAAAACTATAATTTTGGTAATTTTTCAGCCATCTCGGCCAGCTTCAGGATTTGATTTTGACCGTTTTCGGTTGAGCGTAAGTAAAGTCCAATTAACTGCACTATCTCCGCAGCATCGACCCTGTCTGGATCGGAATCCATCCAACCGCGCGGCTTATCGAATTTTTCCTCTATCTTGCGGCATTCGTCGCTCGAAATCCCTCTGGCCTTACCAGTGCCTGAATTGGTAGACGCATTCAGCCACTGACTTACTTGCGGGCCAGACTTGTCTAGACGCTCCGCGAGTGCGCCCAGCGTGCCGCACTCTGCGCGCAACATCGCCAACCTTTCCCTGCGAATCTCTTCCACGGTTTTCATGCGCGTATTAGATAGCCAACCGCTAAAAAGCGGAATTCGCATAAGGCTAATATTTTTCACGAGTAACCTTGTATAGTGTTTAGCTTTAGGCTAATATAAGGCATGCGCTTACGAGAATACCTATCCCAAGAACGAGGACGGCAAGCCGCCTTAGCCAAGGCCATTAATGCCCACGCCCCTGATTTGAGCAGGTGGGCGGACGGCTCTCGCCCAATCCCAATCCAATACGGCCCTGTCATTGAGCGAGAGACAGGAGGCGCCGTAACTAGGAAGGAGATGTTCCCCGACGATTGGGAGCGCATCTGGCCCGAACTCGCCGAGCCAAAGGAAAACCGCCGCTCCACCGACAAGAAATCTCCCTGAAGCACTTAAGCCGTCGCCTGTAACGGGTGACGGCATTTTTTTGCCCGGATTGAAGTTGACGTTTGGCATCTGTTTTCTAGTTGGAATTTTTACCGTATCACTTTTTAAATCCTGAAACCTTTTTACGAGGATGAATCATGAAAGCAACACGCAACATCGTTATCAAGACCCTGTTCAACGCTGACGAATATTCCGCTTTCCGAGATGCCTGCAACGACGCGGACATCACGCAAAGCAAGCAGCTCCGGGACATGGCTAACGGATGGGTGGCGCAACGAAATGATAGACGCAGGGCGGTGCGCGGGGAATGTCCCGGCGCTGTCCAGAAGCAGGCCATGTTCTTGCCCGGCCGCGTTCGTTTCTCGGGTCGCACGATGAGCATGCGCATGTGAGCTACCCGGCAGTACCAAGCGCAGATAACGACAAATACACGAGGCATGAATGAGCAAACCAACACCGAATGATTACATCGTCTACCACGCCCACCAGTGGCGCAAATCCGATCAGTCAGTGATTGGAGCGGACGAAGGCGGGAAGACCGTGGCGAAGCAGGCGCACCGTCAAGACATCCGGAATTTGCGCAACGCTGTCGATATGGCGATTCGCAATGGTGCGCCCGTTATGCAACCGGAATCGGGGAAGGGTGAGCCATGAGCGAACTCCGCAAACTCAACGACCTGAAGGCCGATGCCCACCGCTGCGCCGACAAAGGTCTTGATCCGCACATCGAGCAAATGAAATACGAGCCGATGCATCGCGTTATCTGGATGACGCATTACGCGTATCGGATGGAAGAGAACGAGAGGAGGGTAGCGGCGTGAACGTTAAAGCTGGCGATCTGGCGATATTGATTAAATCTGCCGCCAATAACGAGGGAAAGGTTTGCAAAGTCATTCGCTTTGTTGGCAACTACATTTTCAAAGAGGGTGATTCGTGCAATGACACTTGGATTGTTGAATTTCCAAGGCCGGTTGCTGCCATGGATGGGTCTGTTTATCTAGATGGCTACATCAGCGATGCATGGCTTCGTCCCATATCTGGCCTTCCAATCGAAGAAGACACCAACATCGAAGATCGGGTGCCAGCATGACAGTCGCTCTGCACATCCTGCATATCGTTGATGACTACGGCAATCAGATCGCGCCATGCGATCTGCCACATGAAGTGTTCCTGCGCCGCTGCGCATTCTTCGGGGATCAATCATGACAGTCGCATCCACCAGCCTAGCCGCCTACGACGAACTCCGCTCAACCGGAAAGCTCAACGCACGCCAACGGCAAGTCATGGCCGTGATCCAGCCGGGGCGCGATTACTCGCTGCAAGAGCTGGTGATGCTGTGCGGGTTGCCGATCAACTGTGTGAGTGGCCGCGTGAAGGAACTCAAGGATTCGGGCCAGTTGGAGCACGGGCCGACTCGCGCTTGCTCGCTGACGCACAAGACCATTCATCCAGTGCGGCTGCCGGCGAAGCAGGAGGATTGAAACTGATGGCTACCTGGACCTCGGCTCATATTTCCACGCTTGCCGCTCGCTATGCAAACGAGCCTACCGCAAGCATTGCCGCTGCCATCGGACACAGCGCAAGCGCGACATATCAGCGCGCCCGATCAATGGGTCTGCGCAAGTCCGCTGAATACCTCGCCGGCCCGGAATCTGGCCGCAGCAATCTTGACCTCGGCGCGGCATGCCGGTTTCGCAAGGGGCATGCGACATGGAACAAAGGCATTCGCTTTGCCTCTGGCGGCCGATCATCTGAAACGCAATTCAAGCCAGGAAGCAAGCCGCAGACATGGAAGCCGATCGGCAGCGAACGAACTGATAAGGATGGCTTAAAAGTTCGGAAGGTCAGCGACACCGGCAACCGCCGCAAAGATTGGGTTGGCGTGCATGTGCTGGCTTGGGTTGAGAACTTCGGGCCGGTGCCCGATGGTCATGTCGTCACATTCAAGGATGGCAACAGTGAGAACGTCGCACCGAACAACCTTGAATGCGTAACACGCGCCGAACTCATGCGCCGCAATTCAGTTCACCGCCTGCCAAAAGAACTGGCTGAACTTTGCCAGTTGCGCGGCGCCTTGAATCGTCAGATCAGCAAAAGGACATCGAAATGAGCAATGACGTTGACACGCTGCGTGGACATCTGTTCGATGCAATGAAGGAACTGAAGGCCGGGACGCTAAGCATCGAGAAGGCGAAAGCGATGTCCGAAATCGCGCAGACGATCATCAACAGCGCAAAGGTCGAGGTTGAGTACGCCAAAGCCACGGGGAAAAGCGGCAGCAAGTTCCTGGAAAAACAAGCCGAGCTTCCAGCTGGGATAACTGGCACCACAGTCCACAAGATCAGGTGATTTTATGACTCGCCACCCATCAGCCCACCTCCCACCGAATCCCATGATGCCCGCAGTCGGATCAAGCGTTTTGCGGTCGGTCAAATCATGAGCGCCATCATGGGAACGTTCGTCAAGATCGGCACGATGGCTGACGGTACGCCGCGAATTGTGCTTGACCTGCAATGCGGACTTGCTGACGTTGCCGCAATGGGCCTGATCCCCGGCGTTCCGTTTGCGATTGCGCGCCTGACCAAAGAAGCCGCAGGCAAGCCTGTTACCGAGCCAGAGGCGCCGAAAGAGAAGCCCGGCCAACTGTGCGTGATGGCCTGCACCTTCTGCGCTGATCCGATGTTTCGCAAATGGATCAGTGAAACCTACAAATACGAGTGTCAGGACGAAGGCGCGGCAAAAGAATTTGTTCTGGAAATCTGCGGCATCGAATCTCGCAAGGAATTGGATACCGATTCGCGCGCTGCGTTCGTATTTCACGAGCGGGTCAGAAAGCCGTTCGTCGCATGGAAGGCGGATCAGGATGCGCGGAGGGCGGCATGAAAGTTCTGATCGCCTGCGAAGAATCCGGCGCCGTGCGCGATGCCTTCATCCAGGGGGGGCATGACGCGATGAGCTGCGACCTTCTGCCGACGCGGTCACCCGGGCCGCATTACTGCGGCGACGTGCGCGACGTGCTGCACTACCCGTGGGACATGATGATCTTCCACGCTCCATGTACGCATATCTGCGTCAGCGGCGCCAAGCATTTTGCAGCCAAGCGCCTGGATGGTCGACAGCAATCAGGCGTGTCGTTTTTCATGGAGTTGTGGCGGCACGGCGAGAAGTACATCCAGTACATGGCCGCAGAGCAGCCGATCGGCATCCTTTCGTCACTGTTCCGCAAGCCGGATCAAGTCATCCAGCCGTGGCAGTTCGGGCACGGCGAAACAAAGGCAACCTGTCTATGGCTGAAGAACCTGCCATTGCTTCAGCCAACGAACATCGTTGACGGGCGTGACGCGCGTATTCACAAGATGCCGCCCGGCCCGGATCGTGCGCGCGAGCGTAGTGCCACCTACGCCGGTATTGCGCAAGCAATGGCGCAGCAGTGGGGAAATCGCGGGCAACTGGAGTTTGCCGCATGAAACGCACCGCCATTACTCGCCCCAAGCCGCAGCCAGGGATTCTGCGCACCGCCAGCCTGAAGCCGGGAAAGCTGATGAAATCACGCGGCATGAAAGGCCGTGCGCCTACCGCTGCCGAACGTGCGCTGCATCACGACATGGCCGGCCTTGGTTGCATCGCATGCCTGTTGGATGGTCGCGTGAATCCGTGGGTATCGATCCATCACATCGACGGCCGCACCAAGCCGGACGCGCATAGCAAGGTTCTCGCCCTGTGTGCCCAGCACCACCAGCAAGATGATACCGACCCGCTCGGGCGAATCGCTGTGCATCCGAACAAGGCGCGATTCGAGGCGCAATACGGCTCGCAGGAATCGCTGCTGGCTTTGACGATGGAGAAATTGAAGAGCAGTTCCCAACCGTAGTTCAAACAGGAGAGAAGAAATGGAAGAAGAAACCGTTGCAGACCAAGAGCAACCGACCGTCAGCGATTACGCAAAGGAATTCTTGCTCGGGTCGCTTATCAAGGCAGCGACCAAGCATTTGAAGACATTGGCCGTTCCGTGGATCGACCTGAAAGAAGCCGAGCAAAAGCGCGTCCTGCAGGCCGTGCATGACGAATGCCGGACTGCTGCGCGCGACGCGATCGACATCATCGCCAGCAATGGCCGCATGACATTCCCGGCTGCTGTCGACCAAGTTGTTTTCAAAGATGGCGTGAAATGCGTCCTCACCCTGTCGAAGACGCCGGAGGCGCACAGCTTGGCCGATGCGGAAGGCTCCTACGTGACGATCGTCATCGAAGAGCGCTCCAAGCTGCTGCAAGAAGGCGATGCGCTGGAAGTTGATGCCGACCAAAAATCATTGCTGGAAGCCGCATAGATGATTTCGCTCACCCTGCCATTGCCGCCCACGATAAACCACTACTACGGTCAGCGGCCACGTGGTGGGCGGTACATCAAGCCGGCAGGGCTGGCATTTCGTCAGGCAGTAGCCGACGTTGTGGCGCAGGCCGGTTACAAAACGATCGAGGGCCGGGTATCGCTGTTCGTGGCGATTTTCCCGGCCGATCGCCGCCGGCAAGACATCGACAACCGCGCCAAATCATTGCAAGACGCGCTCACGCACGCTGGCGTGTGGCTGGACGACGAACAGATCGATGAGTTGCACATGGTGCGCCGCGAAGTCGTCAAGGGCGGACAGGTCAAAGTCGTGGTGAGGGCGCTGGCTATGGATAAAGGGGTGGAGTGATGGCAGCTATAAAAAGTCTCCCGCCAGAGTGTATGCTACTGGTTCATCAAATCACAGGAGAGTGGAATGGCGGATTTCAACTGGCATGGCGAGGACGAAAAGGAAGACATAATCATCCCAAGGGTGGACGCAATTGCAGTCTATACAAATTCGAATGGCGACGTAGTAATTCGCCAGCAGGACAGCATGGGAGACGAGGACAGCGTAGTCATTATCCCGCGCTTACACGTGCAAACCGTAATAGCGGCAATAAATCATCAGCTAAACGACGAGTAGGTTCACAAGATCCTTCATGCCACCTTGAAATGCAAGGGGTGGTATGAAGCGACCTTCATTTCAATTCTATCCGGCCGATTGGAAGAACAACTCCAAACTCCGCCGCTGCTCAGAAGCTGCGCGCGGTGCATGGGTAGATATTCTTTGCCTCCTTCACGACTCTGACGAGTA